GGTTGTTTTTCCTCGCCACTACTGCCGCCGGACGCGCCGTACCCCCATCTGTTGCATGATCTGGTCAATTTCATCGCTGATATCCAGCAACTCCATGCCACTCGCGGTAGCCGCTTTGGACATCAGAGCATCCAACTTATCGCTGAGGTCCATTAACTCAATAGCTGATAGTGTCATGCCGCTACCCCCGCTTTCTGGATTGCTACCAGCAGATCAGCCAGGTGGCGAGCAGCACCGTTAACCAGCTCTTCGTTTTCCTCAAAACGTCCGGCAGCCTGAAGGGCAGCAATCGCTTCCCGGACATTGCCCCGGGCGTTACGGATCTCCGCCATGTCAGTGCTTTGCATATCCATCACGCTATTGAGATATTCAATGGCTTTATTAGCCTCTGCATCTGCTTCGCTAACCGTTTCATCAGGCTGTGCCGGGACCGGTTCTGGTTGAGTAATCTCACCGACTTCGGCCTGCAATGCATTGATCATGCTCTGCACCATTTTCTCGATGCCAGCGCCCCCAGGAAACGCAATATTGGGGAAAGTTTTTTGAAACTGAGTTTTCAGCATTACGCGGAACTCGTCTGGTGAGCTGGTGGCCAGCTCCAGAGCTTTTTGTGCATATTTGCCAAACGGACCATTAGTAAGTGTCTTCGCCAGGAAGTCGAAAGAATCCTCGCGAGGCAATAACTTCAGGTCGTACTCACTCATTTGCTGATCAGAAAGCGGGGTATCGTAAGTAACAATGCCGTAGCGTGCATATTCATAATACGGGTCACCTTCATCAGGGCGCGGCAGAATTGCTTTGTTACCTTCAGGTATTGCGCCAGGGGCCGCCGGACGCATTTGCAGGGCATATCGATATGCACCTACAGAGACTTCTGGTTCAGGCAAAGAGCTACCGGTATCCTCCGCTGATTCAGGTTCGACGTTTTCCGGTTTATGTTCTTCTGGTTGGACCAGATATTCCGATACATTACCCGCTTTATAGGCTTTAAACAGCTTGCCGATCGCATCTGCCATGTCCACACCCTGTATGGATTTAGCCTTGATCATGTACACGCTGCCATCCGAATCGGTTAACTGGATATACCCTTCGCCGTCCTCAATGAATTGCTTCATTGATGCACCATTACTGAGCGTCACTTCCCCGTTCATATGCATACGATTTTTGATACTGGCAAGGCGATCCGTCAGCGCGCGAGAGTACCCACCAGTCATCCCCGCAGGAGCAATGGTATCGCGCCCACCAGTGCGATTGAGCTGATCAATCTCCGTCTGCAAACGCTCATTCTCTTCATAAAGAGAATCCGCTTCCGATGCAACAGCGTTAATTTTCTGCTCCAGATCTGCCTTCTGCCCTTCTACCGCTGCCACCTGATCCGCGAGGTCGCTCATGGCATCCTCTTTCTGGTCACTGTCAGCCTGTAGTTGGGTTATTTCATCAACAAGGGCTTTTTTCTTCTTCTGCGCACGCTGGAATTTTGCCGAGTTTTTCTCTGCAAGGTTGGCAAGTTTCATGGTGACCTGCGCCAGCGTCATATCACGTCCACTCATCGGAGCAACGGTGTGAGTAACGTCTTTTTTATTCAGTAAGAACTGGAAAGCAACCAGCGTATCGCTATTGGTGATCCGGTTTTCCGCTGTCGGGCTATGAAACAGAATGCTGATAGTCTGACCATCACTGAGCGGAATAATGGCTGGCAGGACCGGCAGCCCGTTAACGTTACGTGCCCGACCAATTTCAGCGCCGCCGATCGCGCGCGCGCCGCTCTGGGCCACATCGCCCGTTTTATCACTCCCCGCAGAGATTCCGGTACCATTCAGCTTCTGGTTCAATGCCCGGACAAATGCCTGCATGGTCCGGTGTAACTGCAAACGAGTAGAACTAATCGCCTCCAGTAAATCCGTAGCACACCAGTGGATCGGCGTGTCATAGAAGAACGTAGCCTCGATTTCCTCCAGGGTGTTGGATTCCGTCATCAGATAGCGGTCCTCACCGGCCATTAATGCGCGATATTCATCATCAGTCACTGGCGGGGGAAGCACGTCAAGCCCAGGCTTGATCGTCACCCCTTTATTGATATTGAACTGTTCCATGTTAATTTCCTGCTTTCAGTTGCTTAAGACGGCGTTTGAGTTCGCCATTTCGGGCCTTTTCGTTATTGAGTCGGCCTGTCTCCTTATCCAGCTTCCCCCGCAAATCAGTGATCTGCTGTTGATTGAAAGACACCGAGTTCTGAGCTGATTTATAAGCGGCAACCACCTGAGCATTCCGCTGTTTTGCCTCTTGCAGGCGCTGAAAGTTGGATTTAACTGCCGGTTTCTTGTCTACCGGATTGGCAACACGCTTCGCTTTGGCGATCAGTGATTTCTGGAATTTTGCGGAGTTTTTGCGAGCCGCCTGTCCCATGACGGTACCAAGCGTCTTGATATCCGGCGACTGAGCGTTAGGAATAGCTTTTCCATTCAGTTTCACAGACGATATATCGCCAGTATCGTTTACCTGTATGGCAAGAATTTGTCCGTCGTTAAGAACCAGCTTTGCGGTTTTAACTTTAACGCCATCTTTCGTTGTTGCGCGGTTGCTGGAGTCAACCTCAATTACCGTAACCCCGGTTTTATTGATCGCCGCGATAAGGGATTTCAGCCCCTTTTCATTAACCTGGTCAAAATCGACCGTTGCATACTTATTTTTCGTCATCTGACACATCCTGTGCGAGATTTATTACGTAACTTCTGCGGATTTGCTGAGTAACAGGGAAAATCCGATACAACGGGTTAATGAACGAGTCGCCATGCGTAACCATGACGTTGAAATGCCACAGTCGCTCTCCTTTACCCATATATTCAGTGGGTATGTACAACCATTCACTGTTTTCGCCCTGTTCAGCCGACGTCAGACAACGTTGTTCGCCTTCAATCACTGTCGTCGGCTTCTGAACATCGCGGATCCAATATCTGACCGTTGCGCCGCGCAAAAACGGGAATTTAGACCGGTATTTGAACGGCACCCGGATGAAACCCGGTTTAATTTCCACATCACCAAGTTCTAAGTGCGTGATGTCCTTGCGTTTTAGCAAATAGCGATCGGCTAAGGCTAACGCAAGAACGCATACACCCCAGCCAATCATTTCCCGCCTCCCTTTTTCACCAAACTTGTAAGAACATTCAGAATGCTATCGATATTCACTCGTTTCATCCCTGAAATCACCTCATGACCGTTATTGCTGGCTATCGTTACCATTAAGTACGTAATTGATAACTCCCAGCCCTCGTGTTGCCCCAATAGGTACGCCACCGCGCCAGCTGTCACTGCAACAAAGATCTCCGTAACCAATCCTAACAAATTGCCAGACTGGCGACCGTCTCGGACATCCATCAGGAACGTGCCTATCCCACCAATTACTGAAAGCAGGAGCGCAATAGCAACTGGAGCTAATTCCTGTGTGTCAAGCACAAGTTCCCTCCTACGTTGTCAGGAGGTAATGGTATGCAAAGTAACTTCTCAACCGGTCATGCAAAGACAACAAGCGGAAAAAGAAAAGCAAAGCCTGCTACAGCTCGTCAGGGATAAAACTCAGCTCTGGGACTCACAGTTACGGCTAGGCATTATTTCCGTTCAGGGTAAACAAAAATTAACCGAGTGGATTCTCTATGCGCAGAAAGTCGAATCCACGGATACCTCCATCCTTCCAGTAACGTTTCCCGAAAAGCCGGAATGAGGAAAGGCCCGGAATCGGGCCTTAATTAATATCTATAAGCTCAACAAATAAGAGCTAACAATTTTGTTAATTTCCTCTGGAAATAATGCATTGTGCTTATATATACCTGAAGCTATATTAAAGAGCGTCATGTAAAAATAAACCAATCAATTAAATCTATTTTCAACAAACAAGTCAAAATTTTTAACAGATATGTATAGAAATGGCAAGCCATAAATTAATAATGACATCCTTAATAAGTCTAAAGAAACACTAAATAGATAAAATATAAATTATTACATCCAAAAATATAGAAAGTGTTGGCAATCTTGCAACTCATTATCAATACAATATTGACATCCCTTTAGCGCTCAGTTTAAAATTAACATTTGTGTTTACATTGTGCGTTGATTTAGTTTAGCAGGAACGCAGTAACACACTGATGATTATTGTTTTAATTATAATGTCAATATATAAACATAGAAACCAAAAAATATAGGCAGTTGCAATATGTTATGTTACTTAATAGCTATTCACTTTGTCATCTTCGGGAATTCAAAAGCTCTATTGAGCTACTGGATGGCTGAAATCATCAGGCGTGAAAAAATGGATGTTTGGCGCTGAGAGATCCCC